AGGCGGTCCTTGGTGGTGGCCGTGGTCAGCGGCTCGTCCAGGGCCGCATGCTGGCCGCCGGTGCCGTGGTAGCGCATGAGGAACGCGGCCACGCGCAGCGCGCCTGCCTCCTGCTCCGGGCTCAGCGTGCACTCCACGACGCCGAAGCGCGTCGCGCCGCCCAGCGCCGTCTGCAGCGGCTCGTCGGCGCCACTTCCCTTGGCGTTCTGACCGAAGGCAGTGAGGTGGCCGGTGACCACTGCATGGTGCTCGCCGCCCGCGCTGATCGTTGCAACCGGGTCCGCCGCATCGGCAGACGCGCTAGTCCCACGGAGCTTCGCCAGATTCGCCGTGACCAGCTGCTGCTGGGAGCCCGTGCCCGTGATGGCCGAGACCGGCTCCTGCGCGCCGCGCGCTCGCGCTGGCACACCGTTCGGGCCGCCGCCGTTCGCCTGCTCCAGGAACGCCGTGATGACGCCCAGGGCGTGGGCGGCACCGGCCGGCCGCGCCGCGCCCGCGCCGCTGGTGATAACCGGCGCGGGTGCATCCACGGGCGCGCCTGCGCTGTCGCCGCGGAACTTGACCAGGTGGGCCGTTGCGAGTGCGCAGTCCGCCTTCGTGCTGGACGTGTACCCTGGCTCGGCCACCGACCGAGGTTCGGATTGGCCGGCGCGACCGCCGACGCCGACCAGAAGTGCAGAGGCGACCGATTGCCCTCCACCACTGGCGACGATCGTACCCACGGGCCCCTGAACGTCATTGACGCCGTGGCTACGGCGCCGGCTCTTTCCCTTGCCCTCACCGTGTCCGGCCTGCACCAGCAGTGGCGAAACCGCAACGACCTGGCCTCCCTTCACCTCCGCGCACTGCGTGCGCAGCGGCTGGTCACCAGGCCAGATGCGCTGCGTGCTGCCGCTCGCGTGCTCAGTTACGAGTCGTGCCCAAGTACCCTCTCGCGGGCCTCCTCCGCTGACAGCCGGTGGAACTCCTCGTCCGACAGCTCGCTCCAGGCGTAAATCCGCTCCGAGTCGCTGAGCTGCGGCTTCCCTTGAGTCATCTCCCCTGACCACATCTTGAATAGGTACCTCGCCGTTGTGCCGTCCTCCAGCACAATTTCGATGACGCGCCGGAGCGGCTCCGGTGCGACTTCCTCGAACTCCTTGTGCTTCGGACCACCGATATACTGGATGCGCATGGCAAACCTCCGAATTGGGCTTTATCGAGGTTAGCGCATCAACTGGAACAATGAATGGCTCGGCCGCATCGAGCACAAAGCGCCGAATGCCCTTGGCAATCCGGCGCATGGTCGCTTCGGCCAGCGGACGCGGGCGGTCGAAGATCGAGTTACCGCGGATCGACCAGTCGATGCAGTCCGCCGCCGTCACATACGGCTTGGTGCGGCCGGGCCCATGCGTTGGTTCCGGCCACCGGATCAGCGCGCCGTCGCGGCGAGCGATCAGGAACAGCCGCTCGCGGCTCGTGCCGGCGCCATAGTCGCAGGCTTTCAGGAGGCGCCATTCCACGACGTAGCCCAGCGACCGCAGTGCGGCGACGAACTTCCGCCAGGTGTCCCCGAGGCGACGTTTGTCCGGGACCAGGAACTGCTCACGCAACGGCACACGCTCACCCGGTGCAGCCACCGTTCCATCCAGCTTCACCACGCGGCCGGTGGCCTTGTCGCGTTTCGCCACCAGGGGACACCACTGGAGGATCTGCTTGACGTTCTCCAGGCTGATGATGCGCGGCCCGAGACCGCGCAGTTCCAGGGTGCCGGCGACCTTCAACACCACCCAGCTCAAAGATCGCGTGGCGCGATCGCGCGGCTGGCCGCCCTTGGCTTGGCTGAAATGCGTGCAGTCCGGCGATGCATGGAACCAGCCCACGGGGCGGCCAGCGACCTCGCGCAGAATGTCCACCGTCCAGACGTCGGCTTCCATGTGCCGCGTGAACGGGTGGTTCGCCGCGTGCATGCCGATCGCCTGATGGTCGTGGTTGACCGCGACATCGGGATCGCGCCCCAGGGCCTGCCGTAGCGCCTCGCTCGCGCCGCCGCCGCCGGCGAAGAAGTCCACGACGATCTCGCCCGGGCGCAGCGCCGAGACTAGTTGCTTGTGCGGGAAGTTGAATGCGCTCTGCTGTCCGCTGTCAGCCATTGGCGCCGACCTCCTTGCGGTCCTTGAGGAACGAGCGGACCATGGACGCACAGAACAGGGGGGCGAGCGTATGGACAGATTCTTTTCGGGAGCCTTCGTGGGCGCCATCGCGGGCGGCATCGCGGCGATTGGTGCCGCGGTGGTCACCATGAAATGGCCGGCAGCGTGTGCTGTGGATGGAACCCTGTTCTGGACGGGCGCAGGCGCGATTGGAAGTGCGGCAGCTGCGATAGCTGCCGTGTGGATCGCAGTGAATCAGAATTCCGCGAAGAGAGTTGAAGAGCAGGCTCGTCAGCGTGTCGCTGCCGGATTGCTTTACGTGCCGTGCCGTCGCTTGATGACAACGCTTGGCAGTTTTATTGAGGACCACGAGGCCTTTTCTCGGATCAAGCCTGGTCCCGATTCCAGACAGGTTAGGGAGCATGCCATTGGAGTTGACGTGGGATGCGATGCCATCCTCGCTATTCTCCAACAAGTCAACTTGAATGAAGCCGCATTTTTGCCCGCGAAAATAGGAGAGAGGCTGGCGATTGGGTGCAGCACCGCAGAACTTGCTAGCCGAAGTGCGAGCGTTGCAGTGCGTTGCTACAACGAGGCCAAATCGGACAGCGAGCGCTACGAAGCAGCACATGGGGCCGTTTCGCATCAAACAGCAGAAAGGGCGCGCAACAACATTGCGGTGTTCGTCAACTGGTGTCATAAGCACCTGGGCATGAAGATTGAGCCGGACTAGGGCTTCGATGCTTGTCATCAAGCACCAACCTTAGGAGCGCTGTAGGAAGCAAGCAGGCGCACGCCATCGGTGCTATTCGCATCGATGGCGTGGTGGCACATGGATCCCTTCCCTGCGAGCGTCGGGGTGGCGGAGCGGATGCGCTGGGCCAGAAACCGCAGCATGTCGTAGGCTCTCTTGCTTCGCCGGTAGACGCCATTGGCGACACGGTCCACTTCGTCCGCGCTGTAGTAGGACTCCCACCCCTCCGGCCCGGCCGCGCGCTCGGCGGGGTGAGCGCCAGAAGTGCCTGCCAGACTGCGCTGCTCGACCTGCTTGCCGGGCGTCCAGTCGTAAGAGTCCAGCCCGGCGAGGAACCGAAGCGCCATGGCAGCGGCCTGCAGCGCTTCCTTGCGCACTGCACCGGCAGGGTTCTTATCGGGCTCGTACATCTGCTGCAGGACGGCCTTGGTTAGCTCACCGCCTTCTTCGTTGAAGACCTGGCAGGCGTGGATCGGGTCCGCCGGCCACGTGGGAAATTTGGCGATGGCGCGCTCGACCTCGGTCAGCACATCAAGCACGACCTGCGGAAGCTCTCGCTCCCGCTTGAGGCCGAGATAGCGCTCGGCGAGCTCGCGAAGGTCGTCGACGTCCACCCATACGCAGTTCTCGCCATCGGCGACCGGTTGATCCAAGTCGCACACGTCTTGCATGAAGCTTTCGACTACCTCAGCGCGCGACATGGTCGTCTCCCTTCGCCGGCTTGGGCTGGGTGCCTGTGGTGGTCGTGGGCTTTGCGGATGCCTGGCTCGCCGACTTCTCCTCGACGACCCTGGAGAACGCCTCAAGCAGGCGCTGTGCGTCTTTGCCGCGGGCGCGGACCATCGTGCCGCGGCGGCTGGTAGAAATGCGGATCATGGATTGCCCTCTGGTGTGGCGTTGGAGGCGGCGGACGGGGTGGATTTGACCGCGGGCATAAAATCGCGGCAGAAGTGGAGGGCGGCCGGGTACTGCCCGATCAGGCCGAGCTCGCAACCGCCCATGCCTGCGTCAGGGTTATGCGGATTCGCTACGCGTAGCGCGCAGTCCTCGCAGCGCACGCGGCGCTCGGTGAAGCGCGTCGACGGAGTGTCGGCGGGGTAGCCGTACCAGTCGGCGGGAAGGGGCTGGCGCTGGCCGGGCATGGTCAGGCGCTCACTCGCGCGGGTTTCCGTGCGTTGGCCGGCAGGTCGGGATACGAGCCCCACGGCTTGTGCATTTCGCGCCAAGGAGCATTGCTGTAGCCGACAGCTCGGCGATGAGCGAAGCGCCGCATGCGGCCGTCCTGCCAGACCTCGCGGCATTGCGTGGTCTGGTTGTCGAAGATTCCGTCGAACAGATCGAACTCGGGCATGGTAGTCACCTCGACTCGAATGCCGCGGTGGCGTGAGTGCCGTACCGTAGGGTGGCCAGCGCGCGGGCCGCCTTTTCGCGGGCGTCCAGCTGCAGGCTGTGCGTAGGGGCTTCGCGCTCGGTATGGATGGCGTGCACGAGGTCGCACGTCGCGCGATGGATGGTGGCCAGGGCGTCGGAAAGCTCCTGCTCTCCGAGCGCCGCCAGGCGCGCGACAGCTGCGTTGGCAACGGTCGAGGCGTGTGGGATGGCGCGGTCGGTCATGGCCGCCACCCCAGGGCCATGGCGATCAGCGCGACCGTGGCGGCGCAGCTGGCCAGCATCACGATCACGAAGATCAGCGCCCAGATCAGGAAGCTGTCGTCGTGCAGGCGCCATGCGGCCTCCACGAGGCGATCCCAGGTGGACGGCGTCCGCGGTTTGACCAGGCGAAGGTGCTGCTGGCCGCCGGCAGCCCGCGCGCGCTGAATAGCAGCGCGGTGGCGAAGGGTCAGCGCCATAGCGGCCGCTCCCGGCGCATCGCTTCGCGCTCCTGGTAGAGGTCGCGCTGCCGTTCGGCCGCGGCAATGGCCTGGTCAGCATGCGGATAGACGTTGGCCGTGCGACGCACGCACTTGCCATCGGCATCGATGACCTGGCCGCGCCATCCGCCGTTCTCGTGGCTGGCTTTCAGCGTGAGCATCATGCCGGCTGCTCCGGAGAGTTGCCGGCCGCAGCGTGCCCAGGGGTAAGCGACGGAGGAAGGTCCGCTGCTGCGGCCGGCATGGAAAGGGAATCGATCCAGCGCATCGTCTTTTCGACGCTCGCGCGATAGATTGCGATTTGCTCTTGAGCGGGAAGCTCTGAGATGGCGAGGCAGCTCACGGCATGCCTCCAGCGACGCGCGTCGCCGCCAGGGCGAGATCCGCGATCTGTTCGTGCGAGAAGACGATGCCTGTACGAGTCTTGGCGCCCTGCATCGCCTGGATGACGTTGAGCAGGTTGGCGACAGCGTCGGCACCGGCGATCATGTCGCCGCGCCAATGCTCGTCGTAATGTGGGTCTGCGAGCAGGGCGACCACGTCGATCGCGTACGGGCGGTCCGGGTAGAGCGCCAGGTCAGCAGCCAAGGCGTCCCTGGCATCCCGCTGGGCGAGCTGACGCTGCAGCCGGGCCTGTTGGGACGGCTTGGCGATGTGCATTACCTCCGTGTCCGTATCGAACACGAGCTCGCGTTCCGGACTGAACACCCGGTGCCTGCAGCCGGTGTCGTTCGCCCAGAGCTTGGCGGTGGCGATGGCCGCGGCGAGAGTGGAGCGGTTCCTGCCGCACCGCCACTGGGTTCCATCGAACATCTCGATGTTGAAGACGCCCGGCTGATGGATGCACGGCGTGTGGTCAGCCATGGTCGCGGTCTCCGACGAAGTCGAGAGGCGACACAGGGTGGGCTGCGATCAGGAACTCGGCGCACGCCGGGCACGCGTAGACGGCATTCGCCTCGACGTCTTCCGAATCAGGGTCCAGTCCGAGTACCCAGCCGTCACCGCCGGCGATCGCCTCGGCTTCCGCGAGCGTAGGTGCCATCGGGCTATCTGCTTCACAGTTGAAGCAGGTGCACGCGCTGATCGGATCCCGATTGATCCCCTGCGTCTGCGCGTTCATGCCGCAGCCCTCCGGCGCGGACGACGCAGCGGCAGGGGCAGCTGCGCGTAGTCGACGCCCCATTCGGCCTCGGCCTTGGCCAGCGATTCATGGCGCGCCGTGCGGGCGCCGCACTTGCATTCGAGGAAGTGGCGCTCGGCGACGGCGGTGAAGGTGGCCGGCTCGCTGATGGCGGAGCCGGCGGTCCGGACATGCCGGGGCTCCTGGCCGCAGGCGCGGTGCGGGCTGAAGCGGCCCGGAGGGTGCTTGACGACGTGCTCGATCACGGGCGGCCCCCAGAGTCTCGGTCAGTGAGGCGGGGCTGGATCAGGATGTCGTTCTGCTTGAGCCGCGCCCTATGCGCGGTGTTTGTGTCGCTGTCGGCGGTTCGCATGGCAAACTCCGTTTCGAGTGCGAGCCGATTATGAGTTGATGCATAAGTCTGTGTATAGACCAATTCATAAATCCGACGATTTCTGTTTATCGCCCGTTCAGCTTAGGTGCAGACGAAGGAGGTAGCGATGATTCGGGTATACGCGCGGCGTATAGGCTTGCTTGGCCTATCCGGTCTGATGCTGGCCGCGGTGGCCTCGGTTACAGCTCAGGAAAGTGGCCTCGGCGCGCGTTGGCCGAATGCCGCAGACGTGAGCAAGGCGCCAGGCTTCCATGCCTATCGATGGGATCGTGGAGGCATCGCATTCGTCCAAGTAAGCGACGGGGCAGGGGAGCCCATCTTGGCGATAGCGGTCGCCCGCAATGGCGTGCTCGTACTGCCCGTGGGCAACCCGGATCGGGTGCGTGTCGTCGGACGTCTTCCTTCGGGCTTACAGTCCTTGCCCACCGGGCCGGTAATTTATGCAGACGCAGGCGTGGAAATTAGCCAGGAGGGCGATGGTTACGCCGTGAGACCGCTGCAGGCGACAGACGTTTGTACGGACCCGGTCGAATGCGGTAAGCCCATGGCGGCTGGTCGAGCTCTACCTTCTGGCACCGCGTCGTTGTCGTCGTCGTTGGATGAGCCCTGTACTGACCCCGTCGAGTGTGGAAAGCCACGCCAATAGCGCTTGGCGCACGGAGGCACTGGATGGCCCTGATCGATTGTAGAGAGTGCGGCGCCGCGATTAGCAGCAAGGCGACCGCCTGTCCATCATGTGGCGCGCCGCAGGTACAGCATCGTTACCTGCCGGCGTTGATGCTGTTGATTGGTGGAGGCATTGCGGTCCTGATTGGGATGAATGCCGACATTGGTCACCGGACGTCTCCCCGAAGCTACACGGGAAGGCTGCGAGTCGACGCGAGCACAGAGTACGTCCTGGCAAATGTGCCGTCGTCGCTCGATGGCTCCTGCAGCGGATGGAACGCGGTGTACATCCAGAAGCCAGGGGAGCCTGCAACGCGGCTTCCCGAGCTCCTTTGCTGGAGGCGGGCCGGCGAAAATGTTGAAACGACCGACCCTTCGGGACGTACCTTCCATACGGCCGCGGCCAACCTCATTAGCGATTGAGTCCAGAAAATTGGGACCGCGAGCGGCCCCTGATTAGGCGCTGACCTTTGCGCTCTGGCTGGGTGCTTCTAGGACGCGCTCAATTGCGTCGTCGTATAGCCAGATCGTTACCGCATGGCGCCCCGCTATGTCCTTCCGATGCAGCTTCCCGCCAAATGCGTCAGCAAGGTCGGCCAGCGCCATTGACCTGGAGATCAGGTTCGCGTGCCCACTCTGGAAGTCAGGGGTAATTCCCACGACTATGCGAAGCGCAACCCAATACCCGGATCCGAGTCGCCCAGTTTTGATGCGCAAGGTGACGCATCGGGTCGCATTGGATTGCAGTATCTCCGTGAGCGCCTCATGGAGAAGTTGATAGGCCGCACTTTGTGTTCCGGCGGATAGCTTTGACGTGTCGTCCAGCAAATAGGTATGGACGGATATGCCGGCATCGTGCAGGGCCGCGATTACAGGGCAGCCAAGCACCGCGCCTTTCAGCCCGAACGCGTCTAGTAGGTCTGGCCGCAACGCTTCCCGTCGGGCTCTCAATTCACTTCGCGTACGCGATATCACTCGCCACCAGAGCTGCTGAGCCTGTTCGCGATCAAGGTTCGGATCGCGAAGGGCTTGCTCGGATATGGCAAGGTTCTCGTATATGTCGTCGAATACCGAGGCTTGGTAGGAGCGCAGCCGCTGGGGCATCGCAGCGATTTGCCGCGCGTAGGCAACTGCACGCTCCTCTCGCAGTGCAAACCTCTTCAGCTTATCGATCTGCTTTGCCCCGTGGGCACCAAACAGCATCGCAGTGAGTGCCACAAGTACGCTGATTTCTTGAACGCGAACGAGTTCGGGGTCCCTTGGGCTAAATGGCGTCAGGTCGATCGCCACATTTACGAGCAAAATCGCCAGCGCGGCTCCACGCATTCCTTGCTTTATGGTGCAAAGGAGGACCATGGCAAGCATGGCCAGCCTCAGCGGCAAGAGGAGGTGTGGGGACGGGTATTTGTGTGTTGCCCAGACGCTCACCGAGAGCACTGCTGCCGTAATGCTCAATAGGGCGAACAGTCGGCCGCGATCTCCAAAATCTCTGCCTTCCTGGTTCGTGCAAAGCTCGTTCTTTATCCACGAAGCAGCAGGAACAACCGTAATACCTCCGAGGAGCACGCCAAGGAAGTAGACCTCAAAGACACCCAAGGTATCGATGTGTTGCGCAGTCAATGGCATCGTGCAACTCAGGACGAACGCCAAGCCGGAAAGCGCGCCGAGAATTGCTGCCGAGCTCGTCGAGGCGACAAATTTCCAGATGTCCGCGGGCGACGGCGCAATGAGGTTTAACCGCAGCCTGTGGGCCAAGGCTGCGCCGGGGATCGCGGTAAGGGGGTGGAGAAATATGGCAATCAGGGCCGACGTTGTCGTGTAAGGGGCAACGCCAAATCGGGGGGCTGCGTAGGCGGCATTGGCCCACATGTCTCCGAGCAGTATCGCCGGCCAAAGCCGCATCGGCGTGAGAAGGAGGGCTGCCAGGCGCAGTCCAGCCGACACGTTGAAGTGCGACGGGGTGTCTTTCGACAAAAAACAAAAGCAGGCATAAATAGCGCCGATCCCGACGCTTTGAACTGCCACCCCCGGCTTATTCATACGTTCCTGCCCATCCCCCTTGGCGGCCGATCTAAATCCTACTGAGCGCGAGCTTCGCCACCACGCGCCCATGAATTTTCAACCCTTCCAGTTCTCTACCCTCTAACAGCACCGCATTCGTCGAACGGCGTGTCCCGGTGATCATCAGAGCTCCCTGTCGCGGCACCTGGACATGTTTGATTTGATTTAGTCCAAAAAGTGTGAAGGCGTAGATTCCCTCGCCCTCGCGCTCCAAGTCCGTGGCTGCGGTATTGATGAAAACGATGTCCCCGGCATTGATCTCTCCGAGGAGGGAGTCGTCGCGCTGGATCGCGAATCGGACATCGCCAGGATCGCCCGCGATGTTGAATCTGAACCAAGCTTCCGACACATCGAGATGGTCAAATGGGGAAAGGCGATCGAGCAAGCCTCCCTTCGGCAACTCGAAGCCGTTCAGTAGCGCAATGTGAACCCGGTCACTTTCCAGTGGGCGTGCGCCCGCGAGCTGCCCACTCTCCCTTGCCCCCTCGATATCGGTAAAGCGGAGGTCATCCGGGCTCACCCTGAGCGCCTTTGCCACCTTATCGAGGGTCTCCAAATCGGGTGACCAGGACTCGGACTTCAAGCCGCGGCTCAGCGTCGGCTGCTTTACACCGGAGATCTTGGCCAGGGCGTTGACCGACATGTCGCCCATCAGGTAGCGGATGTTCTTCTGCAGCATATTCATGCCCGTATATTGCCGCTATTACATGCGGCATGGCGGCGCGTCCGAATGCGTCTATGCATGAAAGTATTGACAAGCTATGCATCAACGTATAGCTTGCGCCCCATGACGCCCCAAGAAGCCATTCAAACCCTGCTTGGCCTGCAGATGAATGAGACGCAGATTGCGGCCGCCGTGGGAGCAACGCAGCCCACCATCAACCGCATCCGAAATGGCTCCGATTGCCTTTTTCGCACCGGCGCTGCGCTCATCAAACTCGCGGAAGCCAAGAAGGCAACGTCCACCGCACTGGTCGCGGTAGGAAGGGGCGCCTGACGTGGGCGTTGGATTGGTCTCGCATTGCGGATCGGTGGCTTCCATGCCGCGCACTGTTCCACCAGTCGGGACGGCGCGCCATGAGTAATTTTCCTCATGAGACCCGCTCGGAGCTGGTGTGCCGCATTGCACGTGAGGCGTGGAACGCCAAGGCTGTCAGCCTGACCGACTTCTCGCGCGCAGTGGTGGCCTACTACTTCGCCAACACCCCCGAATCGTCCGTCAACACCAACCTCCGGCAGCCCAGCACCACTAGCGCCGCACGGCTGGAGGAGGACGAGAAGCACAACCGCCAGATCGTCGAGCGCCTGATGAAGGGCGTGGTGAAGACGTTTCCGGCGGACCTGGAGGAAGCGTGGGTGATGGCGCTGCCGGACACGTACCGGGAGCAGGCGCTCCGTGATCTGGCTGCGCGCTATGGCCTACTGCCGGCGCGTGCGGTGCAGGTCGCCGACTTCCAGGCCAGTGCAGCGACGCTGATGAAGGCGATTGCTCAGGTAATGGAGACGTTTGCGCCCATCGCGCAGGACGGCGTCATCAACCACCTTGATCGGCCGCACCTCAAGCCATTCCTGGCGAGCATCGCCGATGCGCAGGGCGTGCTGGCTAGCCTTGCGCATCAGGCGGCGCAGGCGCTCGCCGATGAGACCAACCCATCAGTCGTGCACATCGCTGCGCGAAAGAGCACGCCATGAGTCTGCGCACTTGGTTCCGTAACTGGCTGCTCGCGCCCGGGCAGGGCGAGCGCAACGTGTTCTTTGTCGATGGCGCGCGTCAACCACGGAGTGGTTCAGTGCATCGTGCGAAGCTCGCTGAGCTCGCCGGAGATGAGCTTCCGGATGCCGTCTACATCGGCGGCGGAGAGCTCGAAAGCCAGCCAGCCGATGCCGGAGTTCCGCAGGCTGATGCGCAAGCCGCCATCCGCCTTCGTGGCGAAAACGAAGCGGGGTGATGGCTCAATGAGCATGGCCGAGCCGAGATGCATTGCGCCTTCTCTCGTCAGCGGTACCGCCGGCTGCATTGCCGAGCGTCGCTTCGCGAGCTCGTGGATGATCTCCTCTAGTTCTGGGGCAGTGAACGTTCCGTTGAGTTCCATTTTTACGGTCTCAGGGGCGTTCGTCGCTTCGCTGGTCATGCGGCTCTCCGGTTTGCTGTTTGCGTGGTGGCTTTCAGCTTACCGGCAGAGCTGCGCCTTCCGTTGCCTTGACGGCTTCCGGTCGCCATGCGTAGCGAGCGCCGCCGGCTGACCCCATGCCCGCTCACGCCACGAGAACGCGCGTTGCTGCGCGAGGCGCAGCGACGTTGCGCCGAGATCTACGAACACGGCAGCACACCGGAGCAGCTCGCCCAGGCATGGGCCGAGCTCAACGTTCCGCGCAGTGCGCCGCAACCCCAGCTTCCCCTCAAGGTAGACCGATGACTGTGTCGCTGCCGCCGCGCCGCCTGGGCAGCGCGGCGAAGATTTTCCCCGCGCACTTCCACGTGAGGCGCATCGCCGCCGACGTCGCCGACGCCGCTTGGCGCAAGGGTCCAGGGGTTCGCGCCTGGGTATGGCCGTGCGGGACGGTGATGATGTCGTGGGTCGAGACGGACGCGGATCGGTATCTGCTCCGGCACCACGCCGCTCACCTGGTGGGCACCTGGGCGCGCGGCGCGCAGGAGGCGCGCATCGTCGTCGACCTACAGGCCGCGCGGGGTGAGGCATGAGTGCCAGCGCACGTGCCCGCGCCCCGGCTCCCCGGGGTGCGATGGAAGGCGCGAGGGAGGGCGAAAGGCGTGCTCCGACCCGCGACATCCCCGCAAATGAGAACGACTCCGGTTTGGGGGTCCTCCCCGGGCCGGCCGAACGCGGGTTGCGCGGCCGCAAAAGCTGTGTAGTTAGCGGCGCGGGAAGTTACTGAAATGGCGGCCGGCAACTACGTCGACGTGCTTCAGCAACTGCAGGCCGCCGGCCTGCAGGTTGATCACCTGGAGATCGGACGCCTTGTGCGGTGCCGCACGATGGAGGACCGCGAGCGCCGCGGCTGGTACTACCTGCACGAAGTGGTTTCCGAGGACGGGTCGCTTCTGATCGTCGGCAGTTTCGGCATCTGGCACGGCACCGACAACGGCGCGCAGAAGGTGGAGCTCAAGCGCTCGGCCTTTTCGGTGGAGCAGCGCGAGGCGATCCGCAAGCGGATGGCGGAGGACCGGAAGCGCGCGGATCGTGCGCGCGCGGAGGAGGCGGCGCGTGCCGCCGAGCGCGCGGCCAAGACCTGGGCGAAGTGCTCGCCGACGGGCGATTCGCCGTACCTTGCGCGCAAGGGGGTGGGGGCGCACGGCCTGCGCTTCTCGCCCTCCGGCGCTTGCGTCGTGCCCATCCTCGACACCACTGGCAAGATCCATGGCCTGCAGGTGATCCGGCCGAACAAGAAGAACGGCCGCGACAAGGATTACTGGCCGAGCGGCCTGGCGGTGAAGGGCCACTTCCATCTGATCGGCACGCCGACCTGGATCGTGCTGGTCGCGGAGGGGTATGCCACCGCGGCCTCGCTCCACGAGGCCACGGGCCTTCCCGTCGCCGTGGCGTTCCAGGGGAACAACCTGGGGCCCGTCGCCGAGGCGCTGCGCAAGCGCTACAAGACGGTGAAGATTCTCATCGCCGCCGATGACGATCGCTTCGGCCGCTGCCTGAAATGCAAGCAGCGTGTCGATCTCGCGCCCTGGCACGACGGTCCTACGTGCGGCAACCCGGAGTGCGCCCAGGAGCATGGCCGCACCAACACGGGCGTCGCGTGCGCTTCGGCGGCCGCGCTGGCTGTTTCTGGCGCGTGGGTGCAGCCAACCTTTGCCGACGACGGTGCACGGCACCGCGCCTGGATGGAGCGCGGCGACAAGATCACCGACTTCAACGACCTGCACGCGATCGAGGGGCTGCACGTCGTCCGCACGCAGATCGAGGCGCGGCTCGCCGAGCTGGGCTGGTCCGCTCATACCTCGCGCGGCGGCGCCAAGCCACGCAAGGGGAAGGGGGAGGGCGACGAGCTCCGTCCCATCGACACGCTTGACGAGCTGCTGGAGCGCTTCGCCCTGGTCTACGGGCAGGGCGGCACGGTGTTCGATCACCAAGAGCATCAGCTGATCGCGCTGAGCGACATGCGCGATGCGTGCATCAGCCGCGAACTCCATCGAGCGTGGGCCGAGCACCCGGACCGGCTTATCGTCCGGGCGCGGGAGGTCGGCTTCGATCCCGCCGGCGAAGATCCCAACGTGCGGTGCAACCTGTGGTCGGGCTGGCCGACCACCCCGAAGGCCGGCAGCTGCGAGCGTCTGCTGAGGCTGCTCCAGTACATGTGCAGCGGCGACGCGGCGTCCGGCCAGCTGTACGAATGGGTGCTCAACTGGCTGGCGTACCCGATCCAGCACCCCGGGGCGAAGATGAAGACCACCCTCGTGCTGCATGGCCCACAGGGTACGGGCAAGAACCTCTTTTTCGAGGCGGTGATGGCCATCTATGGCCACTACGGGCGCGTGATCGATCAGACGGCTATCGAAGACCGCTTCAATGACTGGGCCAGCCGCAAGTTGTTCCTGATCGCGGACGAGGTCGTGGCGCGCTCGGACCTCTACCACGTCAAGAACAAGCTCAAGGCGTTCATCACGGGCGAGTGGATACGCATCAACCCGAAAAACATGGCCGCCTACGACGAGCGAAACCACGTCAACGTCGTGTTCCTTTCCAACGAAGCGATGCCCGTGGTGCTGGAGGAGGACGACCGACGCCATGCGGTCATCTGGACGCCGGAGAAGCTCACCCCGGAGTTCTACAAAGAGGTGATCGCTGAGGTCGCCGACGGCGGCGTGGCGGCGCTGCACCACTACCTGCTCCATCACGACTGCGGTGACTTCGGGCCGGGCACGCTGCCGCCGCTCACCGACGCGAAGCAGGAATTGATCCAGCTGGGCCTGGACAGCCCGCAGCGCTTCTACAACGACGTGTGCTTCGGCGAGCTCAAGGGCGTCAAGCCCTGCGCCGCGCTGGCCCAGGACGTGTACGAACTCTATCGGGTGTGGTGCAACCGTACCGGCCAGCGGCCGCTACCCATGCCGCGGCTGATCAACGCGATCGAGCGGCGATGCAAGGTCCGGTGGGCGCGCAAGCGCTACCTCGACAGCGTCACGGGCTCGTCGAAGGGGCCGCATGGGGTGCTGTATCTGGCCGGCGCAGAGATGCCGCCGGGCGTCCAGGAAACGGCCTGGCTTGGCGAGCAGATCGAGCAGTTCCGCCATTCGGTCAGCGTGTACCGCGGAGACCTCCTGGATGCGTGACGCCGGCCTTCCGATTTTCATCGGTGGTGGCGACGTAGGGGCGCGTGCGCCTTTCGCTGTGCGGTATGTGCGGCAACGTGTGCGGCATGCTGTGCGCCATCAAGTCATTGATTTCAAATGCTGTGCGGCATGTGCGGCATACGCCCGTGTAGTGCGCATGCGCGCCCGCGTGCCCGCGCCCGCGCGCGCCCATGCGTGCGTGCGCGCCTGCCTGCCGCACATGACGCACATACCGCACAGCCGCGCCACGACGCTATGTGATGCCGCACACGGTGGCGCACGGCATGGCGCACAGGTGTCCGCGTTCGCGCGCGACTTCGGTTTTCTTGTTCTCGGCGAAGGAAGGGGATGGAGACGGTGAACGGCGAGACGACCGAGCAGACGGCCACGTTCAGCGAGTTCGCCAAGCTCCTGCGCGTGAAACCCGCGGCCGTGACGCAGCTAAAGGCGGCCGACCGCCTGGTACTCACGGATGATGGCAAGCGGGTGCGCGTCGAGGCCAGCCTGGCGCGCATCCGCGAGACGGCTGACCCGAGCAAGGCCGCCGTCGCCGCGCGCCATGCTGCTGGTCGTGGGGAGCCCACGAGCTACGCGGCGCCATCGTCTCTTGACGAGGGGGAGGGGCAGGAGGACGACGACGAGCCCACGGCCGGCGACACGCCGGCGTATCAGCGCAGTCGCGCGAAGCGTGAGCATTACCTGGCCCTGCAGGAGCAGCGTGCGTACGAGGAGAGCGTCGGCAAGTTGCTGGATGCCGAGGAGGTGGTCAGCGCCGTGTCCTCTGGTGTGCGGCGCCTGCGTGAAGCATTGGAACGCTTGCCGATCGACTTGGCGCCGGAACTGGCGGCCCTGACGGACGAGGAGAAAGTGCGCGACCGCCTCTCCGAAGCGGTCGAGCATGCGTTGGATGACCTCTCGCGTCGTTTCGCAGCGATTGGCAAGGCGGAGCTGGTCTGATGGCATCGACGCTTCCTTCGGTTCCCATGGCGCGGTCACGCATCGACCTAGCAATCAGCCGGGCGATCGCGCCGCGCCGACCGCTCACCGTCTCCGAATGGTCCGACAGCGAGGTCTGGCTTTCGGAGAAGGGCAGCGCCAAGGCCGGCAAATGGCGCACGAGCAACAACCCGCCCTTGCGTGAGCCAATGGATTGCATGAGCGCGCGCAGCACGGTGCGCGACGTGGTGCTCATGTTCCCCATCCAGTTCGGCAAGACCATGGTCGCGGTCAATACCGTCGGCTACGTCATGGATCACGCCCCCTGCGCGCTGATGGTCTGCCTGCCGGGCGAAGTCAGCCTCAACAAATGGGTGGCCCAGAAGCTCAACCCCATGCTGGAAGAAACGCCGGCGGCGAAGCGCGCGCTCACCAGTGTTGCCAGTCGCGACAGCAGCAACACCCGCAACTTCAAGGATTTTCAGGGCGGCCAGCTTTATCTCGAGCACGCGGGCAGCACTTCGCGCCTGAAATCGACCACCGTGAAGGTGCTTATCGTCGATGAGCTGGACGAGTTCGCGACCTCGCTGCCCAGCGGCGACGACCCGGTGTCCATGTTGGAAGGGCGCACGTCGGCCTATCCGAGCACCTACAAGCGCCTGTATATCAGCACGCCGCAGACGAAGGGCGCGTCGCGCACCGACGAGATGTGGGAGGCATCGGACCAGCGTCTCTATCACGTCCCATGCCCGCACTGCGGCCACGAGCAGCCGCTCGAATGGTCGGGCTTGCACTGGACGCCCGATGCCTCGCGGTGCTGGTACGTCTGTCGCGAGTGTGGCGTCTGCATCGAAGAGCACGAGAAGACGGGGATGATTGCCGCCGGCCGGTGGGTGCCCACGTATCCCGAACGAAAGGCACGCGGCTACCACATCAACTGCCTGTACTACCAGATCGGCCTCGGTCCTCGCTGGCTGGAGCTCGTCCACCTGTGGATTGCTGCGCAGCGCGATCCCGCCAAGCTCAAAACCTTCATCAACGACCGCCTGGCCCAGGCCTGGGAATCGCCGGCGATGCGGCGGGTCAAGCAGGAAGCGCTCGCCGATCGCGTCGAGCCCTACCGCCTGCGGCGCGCTCCGGCCGGCGTGCTGGTGCTGACCGCCGGTGTTGATACGCAGGACAACCGCCTGGCCGTGCACATTCTCGGCTGGGGGCGTGGGATGGCGTGCTGGGTACTCGACTACGTCGAACTGCCGGGCGATCCGGCGGACGACAAGGTCTGGGACGACCTCACCGAGTTGCTCAACCGGGGCATCGAGCACGAGTTGGGTGGCCTCGTGGTGGCCGAGGCGACGGCCATCGACGCCGGTGGCCATCGCACCGAAGCGGTCAAGGCCTTTGTGCGCGCACGTCGTATCCGTCGCCCGCTTTGCATCTTTGGCGCGAAGCCCAACAACGCGCCCGTCTTGAGCAAGGGCAAGCTGGAGGATGTCAATTTTCGCGGCCAGCTCGATCGGCGCGGCGTGACCATCCATCACGTCGGCACGGTCACGATCAAGCATGCGCTGTATGCGCGCCTCTCCGCTGACGCGGACCGCGAGGCGGAGATGCGCATGCTGCACCTATCGGACGAGCTCTCGGCAGACTACCTCGGCGGCTTGGTGAGCGAGATCTACGACCCACGCAAGAACCGCTTCGTGCACCGCCGCGGCGCTCCGCGCAACGAGCCGCTGGACACGTGGGTCTATGGGTACGCGGCCGCCCACCATCCGGAACTGCGGCTGCATCGATTCAGCAAGGCCGACTGGGACGAACGCGAGAAACGCATTCGCGCTCAGGGCGGGCATGGTTCGGTGCCCGCCACGGCGCCCGCGGCCGCACTGCCGCTGGCCCAGCCGGGCGGCCCAGCGCGTCGGCCGGCCGCTCCTCCGGTGAACCCGTTTGCTTCGTCCGACTGGTTGAAACGCAGGTGATGCCATGCCGCACTTCGATCTCGTTTCCGAACTGCTCGACCGCATCGCGACCAAGGTGAACATCGCCGAGCCGGTGCTGCGCGACATTGAGCGCACCGCGCGCGCGGAGTGGGGCGGACGGCGCCATTACGTGCTGATGAACGGCGGTAACCGGCAGGAACTGATGAGCCGCGATAGCCGCATCCGCGCGGACTTCCGCCGCCTTACGTGCGCCGGCACCAAGCCGAATGAAGCTCGGAAGTATCTGGCGCGCCGCTTCGGGCTCAGCATTCGCCGCATCGGCCAAATCCTCGCGCTGGAGAGCGACGGCGACGAATGACGCGGTAGGGAAACGGTTTGCCTAGGCCGTTTCCGTTCCCTTTGAAAAGCTTCGCCCATGTCCATAGCCACCGACATGCGCGACGCCTACCTAGCTGCCGAGAAGGCGGTCCTCAACGGGCAGGCGTACACCTGGGGCGACCGTACGCTCACGCTCGCGAACCTGAAAGAGATCCAGGCAGGCCGCGCGGAATGGGAGGCCAAGGTGGCCGCCGAAGCGCGTGCCGCGGCCGGCTACGGGCGCTTCCGCTACGCCGATTTCACCGGGCGGTGCGAATGAGCTCCGTGCTGAACCGCATCGAGCAAGCGCTGATGCACGTGGCGCCCCGCTGGGTGGCGCGGCGCGCGCAGGCGCGGCTCCATGTGCAGGCGATGCAAACGGCGTACGACGCCATCGGGACGAGCCGCCTGCGGCGGCAGCGTCGCGACATGGGCAGCGGTAACACGGTGGCCGATAGCGCGCAGCGGCCGTTGCGGGATATCGCCCGTCATCTGGACCGCAACCACGACCTGTCGCGCGGCATCCTCAACGTCCTCGTACGCAACGTGGTCGGTCCCACGGGCATCGGCGTCGAGCCGCAACCGCGCGGCGCCGACGGCGAGGTCGATCTTGCCCAGGCCAAGCTCCTGGCCGAGCTATGGGAGCAGTTCAGCCGCTACCCGGAGGTGACGGGAGAGCTCAACCGCGCGCGCGCCGAGCAGCTGCTGTGCCGTAGCTGGTTCCGCGACGGCGAGGGCTACTGGCAGTACGTCGAAGGCAACGTCCCGCGCCTCACGCATGCCTCGGGGCTTCCGTTCTCGTTGGAACTGCTCGAATGCGACATGGTCCCGATGGACTACAGCGACCCGCTGCAGAACATCAGCCAGGGCATCGAGATCGATGCATGGGGACGGCCGCAGGCCTACTGGGTCTACAAGCAGCACCCGGGCGATCCCTTCGTGGGTCTGCCTGACCTCAAGCGCGTGCCGACCGAACGCATCGGGCACCTGAAGCTCGTGGACCGGATCGGGCAGCGCCGTGGCGTCTCGATGTTCGCGGCCGTACTCAACCGCCTGGATGACCTCAAGGACTACGAGGAGAGCGAGCGCATCGCCGCGCGGATCGCCGCCAGCCTGGCGGCGGTCATCACGAAGGGTAAGCCCGAGGATTTCACGCCGGAGACCGGCGCGGGCGTTCCCGATCCTGGCCGCAACATGCCCTTCCAGCCCGGCATGGTGATGGACGGGCTGTATCCGGGCGAGGACGTGTCGATTATCGACAGCAAGCGGCCGAACCCCAATGCGCTGCTGTGGCGCAACGGGCAGCTTCGCGCGGTGGCCGCCGGCACGGATACCAGCGCGTCCAGCATCAGTCGCAATTACGACGGCACCTACAGCGCGCAGCGCCAGGAGCTGGTGGAGATCGACCAGTCCTACGCCGTCCTGCGGTACGCCTTCATCGACATGCACACGGCGGAGGTGTACCGGCGCTTCGTCGCGACGATGGTTCTGGCTGGGCGGGTGAAGCCGGCGCGTGGCGTGACCTTCGACCAGTTCTGCGAGGCGATCTACATCCCGCCGAGCATGCCGTGGATCAACCCGCTCGACGAGGCGGAGGCCATGGCGCTTCTGGAGGACCGTGCCTACATCAGCGGCCCCGAGAACATCCGGCGCCAGGGCCGCAATCCCCAGAGCGTGCTGCGCGCGCAGCAGCAATGGCTGGCGGACAAGAAGGCCGCCGGCATCCCCGATCCTCAAACCGCAAAGCCTCCGGGCGCGGCGGCTGCGGCCGCGCGCGCACGGGCGGCTGCGCAGGAGACCCCGCGATGAAGCCCATTCGCCGCACCCTGATGGGTGCCTGTCTCGCCGCCGCCATGCTGCCGCGTTTCGGCGCCTTCGCCGCGCCGCCGGATGGCGGCCAGCTGCCGACCATTCGCCCGCTGATGGTGCTGCGGCCCATGGCCGCGAGCACCACCGAGTACGAGCTGCTGATCTACGGCGACATCGGTGACAGCTGGTGGGGTGAGTCGGTGACGGCACTGTCGATCGTCCAGCAGCTGCAGGCGCTGGATGCCGCCGTTACGCAGATCAACGTGCGCATCAACAGCTTCGGTGGCAGCGTCAGCGACGGTATTGCCATCTACACGGCGCTCAAGCGACACAGCGCCCGCAAGGTGGTCACGGTCGACGGCGTGGCGATGTCCAGTGCCAGCCTGATCGCCATGGCCGGCGACGAAGTTCAGATGGCCGCGACCTCGCTGCTCATGATCCATGCACCCTGGGGCTATGCGCAGGGCAATGCCCAGGACATGCGTGAGATGGCATCTGTGCTCGACATTTACGCCGCGGCCATGGCCAACGCATACGTGAGCAAGACGGGCAAGGACAAGGCAGTCATCCTTTCCCTGCTGGAGGATGGCAAGGACCACTACTACACCGGCGAGCAGGCGGTGGCCGAAGGCTTCGCCGACAAGCTGGTGGACGCGCTGACCGACCAGTCGGGCGACGGCGAGGGTGACGCTGCCGCGCGCGCCGCCGGGGTGACGCGCCTGCTCAGCAGCGCCCCCGAGAACATCCGCAAGTTGGCCGTCGCCGCGGCGGCGCGCCGACCCATGCATCTGCCCAAGGCCGAGCCGCCGCGCCTGCGCGTGCCGGCCGATCTGGACATGCCCTCCCTGCAAGCCGCGCTGGCGTCGGCCAGCGGCCAGCGGGCCCTCGTGACCGCACTGACCACGGCCGCCTCGGCCGACGATGGAGAACTCACCATGAAGCTTCGCAAGCTCTTCGCCGCCATGGCGTCCCTGCGTGAACCCGCGAACGACCCCGCCGATGGCGGCAGAGCCGGCGGCGGTGGCAGCGCGGCGCCGGCTCCTAACGCGGCCTTCGTCGCCGCCATGCGCGAGCGCAACGACGCGATCCACGCCGCGCTCGAACCGTTCAAGGGCCGTGCCGGCATCGACGAGCTCCTGGTCCAGGCGCTCCAGGACCCGACGATGACCGTGGAACAGGTCCGGGAGAAGGTCCTGGCGAAGCTCGGCGCGAGTGTCGAGCCGCTGAACGGCGGTCCGGCGCGCGTGGAGATGGGCGCCGATACCCGCGACAAGCTGCGCGGCGCTGCCGAGCAGATCCTGCTCGCCCGCCATGGCGTGCTCGCCGGCGCGGAGGCGGACAAGGCACGCCAAGGCAATCCGTTCGCCACGGCGACGTTGATCGGCATCGCCGAGCGCATGCTGATGGCCTCGGGCGTCGATACGCGCGGCATGACCCGCGAGGACATCGCGCGGCGTGCGCTCGCGGCGGGCCAGTCCACGGGCGATTTCCCGGTGCTGCTGGAGAACGTCCTGCACAAGACGCTGGTCGGCGCCTACAACCTGGCGTCCTTCACCTGGAATCGCTTCTGCGACACCGGCACGCTGACGGACTATCGTCCGCACAATCGCTACCACCTCTCCAGCTTCAGCGACCTCCGCGAGGTGGGCGAGGGCGGCGAATACAAGACCGGCACGCTGGGGGATGGCGAGAAGGAAACCATCCAGGGCAAGCGCAAGGGCCGCATCCTGGAGATCACGCCCGAGGTCCTGATCAACGACGACCTGGGCGCGTTCGTACGGCTCACCCAGGCCCTGGGCCAGGCCGCCGGCCGCACGATCGAGAAGGACGTCTATGCGCTCTTCGCGCTGAACGGCGGCAACGGCCCGACCATGAGCGACGGCAAGCCGCTGTTCCACGCGGACCACAAGAACCTCATGGAGGGTGCGGACCTGAGCGTGGACAGCATCGACGCCATGCGTCAGGCACTGGCCAAGCAGATGGACCCGGCGGGCAACGACTACCTCGACCTGCAGCTGGCCGTCTTCCTGGGGCCGCTGACGCTCGGCGGCACCGCGCGCACGATCAACGATGCGCAGTACGACACGAGTGTCTCGAACAAGTTCCAGGTGCCCAACAAGGTGCGCGGCCTGTTCCGCGATGTCGTGGACACGCCGCGCCTGACCGGCAATGCCTGGTACGGCTTCTGCGATCCGGGCATGGAGCCGGTGTTCGAGGTGGCGTTCCTGGACGGCGTGCAGACGCCGACGCTGCAGCAGGAGACCAACTTCCGGACCGATGGCCTCGCCTGGAAGGTTGTCCATCGCTACGGCGTGGCGGCGGTCGGCTGGCGTGGCGTCCAGAAGAACCCCGGCAAGTAACCGCTGATGGGCCGGCGCGCGCGCCGGCCCGGCCTGTCCCTCCCCATTCCGGAGTCTTCCCATGAATAACTTCGTACAGCCGGGCGACATCATTGACCTGATCCCGCCCGCGGCCGTCACCAGCGGCCAGGTGGTCGTCGTCGGCAGCATGCTGGCCGTCGCCTGCGCGGACATCGCCGCGGGCGCGCTGGGCGCGGGTGCCATCGAGGGCGTGTTCGACCTCCCCAAGAAGGCCGGTGGTGCCGTAGCGGTGGGCGCCAAGCTCACCTGGAGCATCACCGATCACGCGTTCACGGCGGACGCCGGGACCGCCGGCGACATCGTCGGCGGTGCCGTGGCCGTGGATCCCGCCGCCGCGGATGCAACGGTCGTGCGCGTCAAGCTGGCCCCCGGCGCCGGCACGGTCGCCGCCTGATGGACCCGCTGGCCGTCTTCGGTGCCGCCGACGATGCCCTGTTCGCCCGCCTGGGCGAGCCGGGAACCGTCGTGCGCGCCGGGATGGCCGCCCAGGACGTGACGCTCATGGTGAACGACTCGCTGCAGAACGTCGGCCAGTTCGGCCGCGTCGTCGGCGGGCGGCGCGTCGTCAGCGCCCGGAATCACGAGTGGGTGTTCCAGCGCGCCGATGAAGTGACGGTGCGCGGCCGCACGGCCAAGGTCGAGGCGCTGCTGGACAACGACGGCTTGGTCAACCGGGTGGTGCTCCATGGCTAACTCCCGCTCCTGGTCAATCATCCTGGCGCTGCAGGCGCAGCTACAGACCATTCGGCAGGCTGATGGCTACCTGACGGACATCGGCAGCAACGTCTGGAGGAACGAAGGCCAACGGCCCAGCGAGGATGCCCTTGGGCTCATGATCTACAGCGACGGCATCACTGGCGGCGGTCTGGATCGCGAACGGCCGGGTAAGCCGGTGCGCGAGTTCTCGGTGTACCTGGAGGCTGCCATCGCGGATGGCCTGGACGACGCCCAGGAGCGTATCCACGCGGTACTGGAAGACATCGAGGTGTGTATGGAGCGGTACGCGCAGCGCTATCCGCTACTCGCCCGCGGCGTGACGCAGTTCTTCCTGGCCGATGCGGCGTTCCTGGATCGGCCGGACGGTGCGGCGGTCGTCGCCATGCAGGCCCGCATCGTGGCGAGGTACTTCCGGTGAAATACCAGTCTTTCGGCATCGAGCTGGACGACGCCCTGGCCTTCGACCGGCGTGTGGTGGCGCTGCCGCGGCAGATCCTGCAGGCGCAGCAGCGCGCGCTGGGGACACTGCGCCGACGGCTGCCAACCGAGGCCAAGCGCGACATTGGCGCTGAGTACAACCTGCCGCCATCGCGCATTGCCCAGGGGCTTTCGATACGCAACACGCCGGAAGGACTCGTCCTGGCCGGCGCCGCCCGCGGCGTCAATGCCGCCGCCTTCGGCGCGACCTGGGTGCGTTACCGCCAGCGGTACTCGAAGGCGGAACGCGCGATGCTCGCCCAGGGGGCGACGGTCGACGGCGCGCGCTTCGCCATCAAGCGCGGGAGGCCGCGCGAGACCTACTACGAATCGTTCATCGGCAAGGGCAAGAACGGCGCGCGACTCGTGTTCATTCGCGCGGGCAAGAAGCGCTTGCCGATCCGCGGCATCTACGGACCGAGCATCGGCCAGATGCTCAAGCATGGCCGGCGCCCGGAGCGCTTGGCCGAGTTCGCCATTCGCACGCTGCAGGCCGAGCAGAAGCGTCTGCTCGGCTGATCGGGAGACCTGACCATGCGCGTCATCCTCAAACAACCGCACACGCACGCCGGCCGGCCCCACGCACCCGGCGACGAGCTAGACCTCACTGAGCGCGACGCTCGGTGGCTGCAGTCCATCCATTCCGCGGACCTCGCCGAAGTGCCCTCGGCCGAGGACAGTGCGGCGACCCTCGACCTACCCAGCATCCACGGAGACGATCATGTCGTTGAATGACACCTACTTCTACGGCCAGGGCAAAGTGTCCGTGGCCATTCGCAACGCGGACGGCACCCGGGGCCCGTACCTCTGGGCCGGCGACGTCAGCGTGTGCACGCCCAAGTTCAACTCCGACAAGATCACCCACAAGGAGAGCTGGAGCGGCTCGAAGTCCACCGCGAAGAGCTTCGGCTTCGGTGGCGAGGGCACGATCGACATGACGTGGCACAGCATCAAGCCGGAGAACCTCGCCATCCTGCTGCAAGGCAACATCGTCGCCACCGCCGCGGGCACCGTGACCGACGAAGAGGTTGACGTCGACCTGGTTGTCGGTGCGGAGTTCCGCCTCAAGCACATCGGCGTGTCGGAGCTGGTGCTGACGGACAGCTCCGCGGCGCCGAAGACGCTGGTCGAAGGCGTGGACTACGTGGGCGACCTGGACTTCGGCCGGGGTGAGCTGCTGACGACCGGCTTCACCAAGCCCATCAAGGCTGCCTATGCCCACGCCGCGACTGCCGAGGTCGGCATCTTCACGGCCAAGCCGAAGTCCTACAGCGTTCTCTACGAAGGCATCAACCTGGCCGAGGACGGCGCGCCCGTGGTGGCGGAGTTCTGGAACTGCACGGCCGACGTGCTGCAGGAGCTGGCCCTCATCACGGACGGCAACGACGTCGCCGGCATGCAGACGACGTTCAATATCCAGCGTGACCCCACGCGGCCGGCGGCCGGTCCGCTCGGCAATTTCGGGCGCATCACGCAGAAGGCGGTGGCGTAAGCGGCGCGCGCGGTTCCACCGTCGGGCGGAGATGACCTGCAGATCGCACACGCCGAACTGGCACTGGAAATCGCGGGGCGGCGCGTGGTGCTGCGGGAATACAGCTTCATCCAGGGCCTGCGCGTGCGGGCTCGTATGGCGCCGTTCATCGCCGAGGTCGACGCCCATGCGCTGGCCGGCGGCGAGGCCCTGAGCGAAGACCTGATCGACATCTTTGCCAAGCACGAAGACCTCCTGCAGGAGGCGATCGCGGTGGCCGCGGGCGTCGACGTGTCCTGGATCCGGGAACTGGACCTGATGGACGGGGAACGGCTGCTCTACGCGTGGTGGGGCATCTGCGGCCCTTTTTTCGTGCAACTGCTGCTCCGCCGGAGCGCGGATCGGCTGGAGCGGGTGAAGTATCTGGCGAGCTTGGGAGCCGCTGGGCCGATGTCCTCAACGACCTTGTCGCTGCCGGCTACGGAAGCCCGCGAGAGCTCCTCGGCTTCACCTACCGGCAGCTGATGATGTTCCACCAGGCGAGTGAGCGGCGACTGCGCCGACGCCGAGCCGAACTCATCGAAGACGTGGCCACCGCATTCGGCGGAACGCAGTCCAAGAAGGGACTCGCGGCCATGACCAAGACCCTCGCGGCGCTACGGAAGGACTGACGTGTCCTATCAGGATTACCAGCTCATCTATCGCGTCAGCATGGACCTGACCCGTGCGCTCGAAGGCATGAGCGCGCTGCGGAAGGGCGTGGAGGGCGTCAACGAGGCAGGCGAGGGCGGCGCCGCCGCGCAATCGCTGGACGCCGTCACCGATGCGGCCACGCGCGCCGCCGCGGCGACCAGCCGCTATGGCGAGTCGTCGGCCCAGGCCAGCGCGCGCATCGCTGCCATGGTGAAGGAAAGCCTGCAGCGCCAGGCGGCGGACAACGCGCAGGTGGCCGCCGCGCGAAGCGCGGCAGCCGCGGAGGGACAGCGGACGGCGTCCGTGGAGGAGCTCACGGCCGCGGTGGCTCGCCAGAACGCGCAAATGCGGCAAGCGAGCGTCGCCGTCGCCGAAGAAGCGGCGGCGGAACGCGCGGCAGCGGGTAGCGGATCCGCGCGAGCGCAGCAGCTGCGGCAGACAGGCCAGGCGCTGGGACAGGTCGGCACCTCGGCGCGGCAAACCGCGCAGGCGATGCGGCAGTTGCCCGCCCAAATCACCGATATCGTCACCGGCCTGGCGACCGGCCAGCCGGTCTGGACCGTGTTCATCCAGCAGGGTGGTCAGATCAAGGACAGCTTTGGCGGCGCGCGCAATGCGCTCCAGGCCCTGGGCTCGGTCATCACACCCACTCGCCTGGGCATTGCTGGCCTGGCCGCCGGCCTGGCCCTCCTCATTACGGCGCAGGTCAAGGCAAGGCTGGAGCAGGAGGCCTATAACCGCGCCCTCCTGGTATCCGGCAACTTTGCCGGCACGACGGCCGGCGAGCTCAAGCAGCTGGCCGATAACCTCGGCGCGACCACCGGGCAGTTTGCGAACTCCGCGGAGGCGGTCCGGTTGCTGGCCGCGTCTGGGAAAGTCACGGGCGACGCGCTCGGTGATGCCGCGCGGGCGGCGGTCGCGATGTCGCAGCTGACCGGCCAGAACATCGAGCAGTCGGTGCAGAAGATCACCCAGCTGCAGGGCGATCCCGTGCGCGCCGTCAAGGCGCTCGACGACGAGTTCCACTTCCTGAGCGCATCCACCTACGCGCAGGTCGTCGCGTTGCAGGACCAGGGCCGCGAGTTGGAGGCGACCGCGGTGGCGCAGCGCGAGCTGGCCGACGCGCTGGATCAGCGCCGCGCGAAGGACACGGCCAACCTGGGCATCTTGCAACAGGCATGGCGCGCTCTGAATGCGGAGCTGGAACGCGACTGGGAGTTGATCAAGCAGATCGGCAGCAACAACGTCCAGCATCAGCTGGACATGTACTACGCCAAGCGCGGCGAGGTGCAGGGCGCGCCGTTCGCCAACGAAGTGCAGTACGTCGACGGCAAGGCCTTCAAGGGGCAGGCCGACGCGCTCAAGTACATCGACGAGCAGATCGGCAAGCTCAAGGACCTGGAGACGGCGCAGCAGAATGCCGCCAAGGCGGAGGCCGATCGTCATAAGGAAGACCTCGCCGGCCGCGAGGCGGTGGATCGCCTCCATGATCTCGCCAAGGGCTACGACCAGGTTGCCGACAAAGCTGCCGTCGTGAAGCGCTTGAATGCCGATCTGCAGAAGCAATGGGAGACGACGGCCACGTTGCCGGCCGGTGTCGATATGGACGGCGAGGGTGGATTCTCCGGCGCCGGCTACGACTACCTGGTCAAGCGCGCGCTCGGCGAGAGCACCAAGCCCAAGGCCGCCAGGGACACGTCCAACGCGCTGCGGGAGGCACAGAAGCAGTTGCAGGACCAGATCCTGCAGCTCGGCAATAGCGCGCTGGGCCCGGTCAGCGGTATCTGGGACCAGTACACCAAGGCCATGCTGGCCGCCGCCGACGCCGGCGGCAAGGCGATCCGCGCCGGCGGTGATGTTGCGCAGGTGCAAGCGCAGGTGAGCCAAATCCAGCAGCTGGCTGCCGAGGCGCGCGATCGCGCGCTCGCGGCCCAGCAGCGCAAGCTGCAGGAGGCGTTGGCCCAGGCCACGGGCGATCAGGCCACGGCGGCCAAGCTCCAAATCGAAAGCCAGTACGGCGACCTCCTGGCCGACCTGCAGCGTCGTGGCGACCAGGCGGGCGTGGACCTCGTGAACCGGCTGATCAATGTGAGCGCGGCCCAGGCGCGCCTGCAGCAACTGCAGCAGACGGTGAGCGTGGCATTCAGCGACCAGCAGCGACGGGAGCAAAGCATCCAGGCGCAGCAGAATGCCGGCTTGATGACGGAGGTCGACGCACGTAAACAGATCGTGGACTTGCATCAGCAAACGGCGGAGAAGGTCGCCGCACTGATTCCCGAAATGCAGCAGCTCGCAGCCGCCATCGGCACGCCGCAGGCCGTCGAGGCCGTCAAGAACATCCAGGCCCAGGTCGAGCAGCTAAAGCTCAGTACCAGCCTGTTTCAGGCAACGCTGCAGAGCGGGGTGGAGCAGGGCTTCAACACGGTCTATGACGACATCATCAACAAGACGGCCAGCGTGCGGGACGTCGTGCTGGATTTCATTGGCGACATCGCCCGCAGCTTCGCTCGCATCGGCATCCAGTACCTCGCCCAGAAGGCGACCAGCGGCATCCTGAAACTGTTCGGCAAGGACGACATGACCAGCGGCGCCGGCGCGATCGCCGCCGCCGGTGCGTCCGCGGCCACGGCCATGGGCTCGGCCATCACCTCCGCCGGTATCGTCGCGGCGCAATCCATGGCCGCCGCCATCAGCGGCGCGGGTGCGGCCAACGGCGCCGGCTCGCTCGCCGGCTCGCTGGGCGGCGGCTCCTCATCTGGTGGCGGGAGCTCGGGTGGCACCGACTGGGCCAGCTGGGTGCGCCTGATCGGCAGCTTCTTCGGGTACGACACCGGCGGCTACACCGGGCCGGGCAGCAAGTACCAGGTGCGCGGAGTCGTCCACGCAGACGAGTTCGTGCAGCCTAAGGAGCGCATGCGCGAACCGGGCGCGCTGGCATTTATGTGGGACTTCCATCGCCACGGCATGGCCGCCCTCCCGCGGTGGGCCTACGGCTTCGCCGACGGCGGTTTCACCGGCGCCGACAGCCTGGCGCGGGCCCTGCAGAGCATGCCGGCGCCGGGACGTTTGCCCGGGCCGCGCTACGCCGAGAACTTCCGCGACGTGCCCGCGGCGTCCGGCGCAACGTTGGTGCAGCACCTGCGCGCGGTGATTGCGATGGACCGGGATTCCCTTGCGCGCGAGCTGGCCGGCACCGCGGCGTTCGAGAAGGCCGTCGTGCTGACCGTGGGCAGCAATGGCGACGGCATTCAGCAGCAGTGGAACAGCCCATGAGCTACGCGATCGGCGACCTCGTGCCGTTCCCGCTGCCTGTGGACTGGAGCAATCCGGTCAGCGAGACACTGGAGTGGCTGACGGATGTGATCCGTGGGCGCAACGGCACCCAGCAGAAGCGTCAGCTGCGCCAGGTGCCGCGCCGGACGTTCCAGGCGCCGACCGTCGCGTGGCTGGACTGGCGACGCATCCTCGACGCCGTGTACTTCGACCAGGGCGCGCGTCCATGGGCGCTGGCCGTGTGGCCGGATGTGCAGCGACTGGAAGTGGGCATCGACGCCGGCGCGGTCGCCATCCCGTGCCGCACCGTTGGCTTCGATTTCGTCAGCGGCGGCCAGGCGCTGCTCTGGTCGGCGCCCAACGCTTGGGAGATCGTCACGATCACGGCGGTGGCAGCCGACCACCTGGAGGTGGCCGCGACTAGCTACGCATGGCCCGCGCTCACCCAGCTCTATCCTGTCCGGCGGGCGCGCCTGGTCGGCAGCGCCGGCCTGTCAATGAAAAGCGACGAAGTCGGCGCCGGAACGGTCCAGCTGCAGGTGGACGAGGCGTGTACCTGGCCGGCCGCGTGGCCCTCCGAGGCGACCTACCGCGGCGCGCCGGTGCTGGAATGGCGTCCTGATGAGTCGGAGGACATGGATGTCAGCTACGACCGTACGGTCCTGACCGTCGACGAGGGGGTGGGGTCAGTCAGCTACTTCGACCTGCCTGGCATGCCCTTCCGCACCCAGCCGCACCGCTTTGTGCTCGGGTCCCGCGACGAGCAGGGCCGATTCCGATCGCTGGTCTATGCCCTCGCCGGCATGGCCGGCCAGATATGGGTCCCCAGCTGGAGTGCCGATGTCGCGCTGGCCGCGCCGACGGCGGCGGGCGGCATGGCCCTCACGGTGGAGTGGCAGGGTTACACGGTGTTCGGGCGGAGGCAGGCGAACCGACGGGATCTGCGGGTGGAGCTGTTCGACGGCACCGTGTACTACCGGCGCATCGTCGACAGCAGCGAGGCCGGCGCGCGCGAGGTGCTGACGCTCGACCAGGCCGTTGATCGCGACCTAGCGCCTGCTGACGTGCGGCAGATCGGCTTCATGAGCCTCTGCCAGCTCACGTCCGACACCGTGCGCATCGACCATTACACGGACGCCGACGGCGTCGCGGTCGCCACCCTGTCGTGGCAGGCGGTGAAGCATGACCTCTGAGTCACGGGAAACCGCGCTCCTGGGCGGCCAGCCGATACAGCTCTTCCGCTTCGTGCTGGGGGACAAGGTCTGGCGCTACACCAACGCCGACACGCCCCAGACCTTCAATGGGGACGTCTACGAGGTGGGGCGCGGCATCGCCCACGGCAAGATCAACGACGGCGGCGAGAGCAAGAAGGCCACCGTATCGATCACGATGCCGAAGGACTTGCCCGTCGCGGCGCTGTGGCGCACCTACCCGCCGAGCGGCACGGTAGGGGTGACCATCTGGACGCAGCACGTCGGTGAAGATGACTACATCGTGGATTGGGTCGGCCGCGTCGTATCGCCTTCCTTCGACGACACCAAGCTCTCCCTCAACAGCGATTCATCGCGAAGCATGGCCAGGCGCAATGGTCGCGGCCGGCGCTTCCAGCGCTCGTGCGACCTGCTGCTGGGCAGTCAGGGCGTCGGCATGTGCAACGTGGACCTGGATGCGCACGCCCTGGACCTCACCCTCGACAGCGTGGCGGGCGTGAAGCTGACGTCGGCGGCATTCCTCGCTTACCCCTCCGGACGATTGGCCGGCGGATGGGTGCAGTGGACGCGGGCTGATGGTCGCCTCGAACGCCGGGACATCGTCGTCCACATCGGCAATGCCGTGACGCTGCTTTACGGCGACCCAGACCTGGTCCAGGGGCTGGCCGTCAGGGTGTATCCAGGCTGCGGCCAATCGTGGTCCGACTGCGTGTACTTCGAGAACCAAGACAATTTCGGCGGCGAGCTGTTCATGCCCGGCCGCAGCTACTGGGACGGAAACGTGGTGCGCTGATGTGGTTCTATATCGCAGCAATCATCATTTCGTACTACCTGCAGAGCCGCTCGCGGCCCAAGCCGCCGTCGGTGAAGCCCGAGACGGCCACCATCCCGACCGTCAAGGACGGCACCTTTGTCCGGCGTATTTACGGGACTGTGTGGATTAACGACCCGGTCCAGCTGGCAATGCAGCAACTGTCGCCGGAGCCCATCCGCAAGAAGGGTGGCAAGAAGTGACGGTCGTTCGCATCCACCACCTGCGTGGCGTGAAGGGTTTCAGCGCGCAACCCGGTCTCTGCCATCGCGGCGCCCGCCAGTGGTTCGCCGCGCATGGCTTTGACTGGTCGGCCTTCCTGGCCCATGGCATCGATGGCGCGGCCCTACTGGCGACGGGCGATCCCCTGGCCAAGGCGCTGGTCCAGCACGCCGAGGAGGCGGAGGCGACCCATGGGCGGCAGTAAGAAGCAGACGATCGGCTATTGGTACAAGTGGCTGATGCATTTGGGATGGTGCCGCGGCGAAGTCGATGCGCTGTTGGAGCTGCGTGCCGGCGGCGACGACTACATTCTGTGGCAAGGCCGCATGACCTCGTCAGGAACGCTGAGCATCAACAAGAGCGACCTGTGGGGCGGCGAGAAAGGCGAGGGTGGCGCACAGGGCACGATGGATGTGCTCTTTGGCGAGGCCACCCAGGCGCCCAACGACTACCTGCGCCAGATACTGGGCGAAAACCAAACGGCCCACCGCGGCAAGGTGACCACCGTCTGGCGGGGCGGCCGTTGGGGCGCCTTCGTGCCCAATCCTAAGTCGGTCAGCGGCAAATGGGAGCGCATCCTGAAAGGATGGCAGGACGACACGCCGTGGTATCCCGAGAAGGCCGCCATCACCGTGGGAAGCATGGACGTCGGCTTCGATCAGGATGGGTGGCGGTACCGCGTCGAGCCGCCCGGCAGCAGCGCCGACTACTCCGACCCGGGCTACGACGACGCCGCGTGGCCCACCGGCCGCGGCGGTTTTGGCGATGCCAACCTCGGCGGCAACCTGGGCGTGGGTACGTTCATTCCCTCCGGCGAGACGGGTAAGTCGATCTGGATCCGACGGCAGATCGAGACGACGCCCGGCGCCTCGCTGGAAATCCACGTCTACCACGACGATGGGGCGTGGCTGTGGGTCAATGGCCAGCCCGTCCCGATCGCCGACGTCACGTACTACCACGGCATCGCCACGGTAGACGGCTCCCTCGTACAAGCGACCAACCTGGTGGTGCTGAAAGTCACCGACGGCATCCCGGGCGGTTCGCCGACGCACATCTTCGCCGGTCTAACCGTCCATCAGGCGGGGACGTACGTCAACGCGATGAACCCGGCCCACATCCTCTACGACAGCATCACGCACGAGGAAATGATGGGTTGGCCCGTGGGGATGATCAACGACGCCAGCTTCCGTGCGGCTGCCGATCAGTTGTACGCGGAAGGCTTCGGCCTGTGCACCGAGTACGACGGCGACAAAGAGACCGTTGAGCAGTTTCAGCAGCGCATTTGCAATGTCATCGGTGCCAACCTCACCAAGAGTCGGGTCGATGGCCTGTACTACCTGGACCTCATCCGCGGCGGAGGCAATGCGGCGGACCTGCCGGTCATCGACGAAGACGATGTCGTCGCGTACAAGCGCGACCAGTCCGTTCCCACCGAGTCCATCAACGCCATCAGCGTCAACTGGCGCGATCCCGTCAACAAGGGCGACCGCACGACGGCGCCCGTTCGTGCGGCGGGCACCATCCGTGCGGCGGGTGGGCAGAACGCCGACACGCGCGACTACTTCGAGATCCCGTTCGAGTCCTTGGCTTTGCGCGTGGCCGCCCGCGATCTTCAGGCCGAAGTGGCGCCGCTGGCGAAGTTCACCCTCAGCACGAATCGCAAGTACCGAGCGCTGCGTCCCGGAAACTACGTGCGCCTACGGATGCCCAGCGAGCAGATCGACGACATGGTCTGCGTCGTCGGCAGCGTCGACCTTGGTACCCACCGCAATGGGACCATGGAGCTGACCCTGATCCAGGACGTCTTTTCGCTGCCCGAGACCACCTACGTCAGCGAGCAGCCGCCAGTCTGGTCGCCGCCAGCGCGGATTCCGCGGCCATCGCCGTATCAGCGTGCGTTCGAGGTTCCCTACGTCGAACTGGCCGCATCCCTGTCCACTGCTGACCTCAACACCCTGACGCCCGACATGGCCTATCTCGGTGCCGTGGGTAGCCGGCCGGATGCTGGCATCAACTACACGTTGGCTACCGCTACGGGCGCCGAGGCCTATCAAACCTATGGCGCGAGCGACTGGTGCCCGATTGCGTTCGCCACCGTGGCTACAGATGAAATAGTCACGACGATCCCGATCACAGGCGGCACCGACCTCGACCGCGTGGAGGTTGGCTCCTGGGCGCTCTGGGACAACGAGGTGGTCCGCGTAGACGTGGTGGACGAGGCTGGCGGCACGGTCACGCTGGGGCGCGGCTGCGCGGACACCATCCCGCAACAGCACCCCGCCAACTCGGTGATCTACTTCGCGGGCGATTGGTTGGCGACGGATGGCCGTGAGTACGTACAAGGCGAAACCGTCTCGGCCAAGCTGCTCACCCAGGCCGGCACCACGCTTCCACTGGAGTTGGCGCCGGCCCGCTCCGCGACGATGGCGGCGCGCGCAGGGCGACCTTACCCGCCGGGCGAGGTCCAACTCAATGGAGCGGCGCCCTGGGGGACGCCGGCGATCACGGGGCACATCGGATTGACGTGGGCGCATCGCGCCCGGGTGCTTCAGGCGGACAAGCTGGTGGATTTCAACCAGGGAAGTGTCGGCCCCGACGCCGGTACGACCTACAACGTGCGCGTGTATGACGCGAGCGACAACCAGGTCGCCGCGATCAACGGCATCAACGGCACGTCCCTTACGTATGTGCCGGTCGAGGAGGGCGCCTATCGCGTGGAGCTGGAAAGTGAATGCGCGGGGTTGGTCAGCCTCCAGCACTACAGCATCAACCTCACCATCACCGACCTCGACATCCTGTACTACGCGACCGAAGACGACGACGGCTTGTACAGCACTGAGGACGGCAGCGGCTTCTATCAGGCGGAGTGACGATCCATGGCAAATCCGAAGTTCTCCCAGCTCCCCCCAGCCGATCCCTTGTCCGGCGGCGAGATCATTCCGGTCGTGCAGGGAGGCGCGGCCAAGCGTGCGTCCCTCAGTGACGTGGCGGGCATTCCCGCCCCAAACAAGGCCGTCACCGGCGAGATCGCGGGCGTCAATGTCCAATCCGGCACGTCCTACGTGCTGGCCCTTTCGGACAAGGGTAAGCTCGTCGTTTGCAGCAATGCGAACGCCATTACGGTGACGGTTCCCACGGGCTTCAAAGCCAATGCCGTGGTCTACATCAAGCAGGGCAATGCGGGTCAAGTCTCGCTGAGCCCGGCGTCCGGTGTCTCCCTGGAGACGGCCAGCACGCTGCGCACGCGCGCGGCCCGGTCGGTCATTGCCCTGATCTTTCACGGCGACGACCAGGCCACCGTGGTGGGGGACCTATCGTGACGGGCATGCTTGCAGCCGTGCTGGCCATGCGTCGGGGCGCGGGTGTGGAGACCTACGCGACCATGGTTCTGGAAGACTCGCCGCTAGTGTTCCTGCCTCTCGACGAGCAGGCCGGCGCGACGGTTGCGATCGACCTGAGCGGCAATGGTCGGAACGGCTCGTTTGCCGGCGTGACGCGCGGGCAGCCGTCGATGTTTCCCTCGGGCAATGGGAGCGTCCGAACCAACTACGGTACGGTGACCATTCCGCACGACGCGGGGCTGTCGTTGACAGGCGATTTCACGCTGGAATTGACCAGCCGCCTGACCGGGCCCTACTCGTCCTATGGATCGTTCCCCAAGCTCTGCGCGAAATTCACGGCGTACTCGACGGGCTACGTCAACTACATGCTCCAGGGCGACAAGTCCACCGGCAAGGTGCTCGGACGCGTGTCGACCGTCGACAACAACTACAACGACGCGGCCAACACGACGAGTTCCCAGGATGAGGTAGCGCGCACCTACACCCTGCGCCGTTCGGGTAACGTCGTGGCGCTCTTCATCGATGGCGTGCTCAAGGCACAGATCAACGTGACGGGCGCCAACCAGACGTCCTCCAGCCCCATCCAGATTGGCGGCAGCGGCTCGACGGATGGTGTGGATCAGTACGTGCAATGGTTCAGCCTGTACAACTACGCGTTGTCGGATGAGCGCATCGCGGCGCGGATCGCGGCCCGGTAGAACCGGATGGTGCCTGCGCGTGGCAGCGCAGACGCTTAGATTCGGAAACCCATTTCCTATCGTGTTTCCGAGGGGCACGGCAGCCTTCGCACCATGCCGCTGCCTCTTCCTATTTCGCCCGCCGACGCCCTCGCGCAGATCATCGATCCGGCGCTCTCGCTGCTTCCGTACTCGCTGACCAGCGAGCGCGCCGAACTGCTGATGCTAACGATCGCGCTGCAGGAGGCGGGCAAAGACGGCATGCTCGCCTACCGTCTGCAGCAAGGTGGCCCGGCCCGCGGGCTGTGGCAGTTTGAGCGCGGAGGCGGCGTCGCAGGAGTGCTCGGCTGTTCCGCCACCGCCGAGCTGGCGAAGCGTCTGTGCGCCTTGCGGGGTGTCCCTGCGCTTTCGTCCAGCGTCTACGACGCGCTCGGCCACGATGATGTGCTCGCAGCCGGCTTCGCCCGGCTGCTGCTGCTCTCCGACCCGGCGCCACTGCCCGAGCCTAACGACACCGAGGGCGCGTGGCGCTGCTACCTGCGCAACTGGCGTCCCGGAGCCTATGCGCGCGGCTCCGAGACCCAGCGAAAGGTGCTGGAAGCCAAGTTCTACCGGCAGCACGCGATCGCCATCGCCGCCGTAAGGGAGGGTCCTCTCGCATGAACCGGCCGGTACTGGAGAACCGCTGGACGCTGGGCAACATCATCTCGACCGCGGCGGCGGCGCTGACGCTAATCGGCGTCCTGTGGAATGCAGCTTCGCGCGCGTCGAACGTGGAGCAATCGGCCGGGCAGGTTGGCGTCTTGGTTCAGCGCCAAACCGATAACGAGAGCGCGATCGCCCAGCTGCGGACTGACGTGGATGTACTCAAGCAGCGGCGCAACGAGGACGCGGGCACCGTGCAGTCGATGCGCAGCGAGATCCTGTCGCGCCTGGACCGCATCGAGAACAAGCTCGATCAGAAGGCGGACAAGCAGAGCCTCCGGGAGTGGACCAAATGAGGACTCCGATCAAGGCCCGCTTGCGGGCATTCTGGCGCGCGCTGCTGCCCTGGGTGCTCATTCGCCTGCGGCAGCCCACGACGTATGCCGGCCTTGTAGTGAAGGTCGCCGCGCTGTTAGGGCTGGCCATTACCGACTCGACCGCGGGGCAGCTGGCTGAGGTGGTCGCCGTGCTCGTCGGCGCTGGGCTGGTCGCCTGGGACCAGAAGGCTGCTCGCCGGCCCGACGAGTCCGACCAGGCGGGCGCGTGATGGCCTGGCTGCTTAGCTTCTGGGCCCATGCTAAGGCCTGGGCAACCGCGGCGCTCGCCGCGGTGGTCGCCGCCAGCGCAGCCTATCTCCTCGGTCGCCGGAAAGGTGCCGCAGAAGCCACCGCCACGGTGCAGTTGCAGCAGCGCGCGGAGCTGGCCGAATCGAACGCCGCCGCCGCGGAGGCTGCGGCCAAGCATGCTGAGGTACGCCATGAAATTGAGGCTGAAACTTCCGTCTTATCCGACCCGGGCCCCCAGCGAGTTGGTGATGCTTCTCCTGACTCTGCTGCTGGGCGGTTGCGCGACGATGGGTGGACCAGCTAGTCCGCTCGTCAACGACAACGGTTGTAGCTGGGCAAGACCGATCTATACGTCCTGCGATGACGTACTGGTCGCACGTACGGCCAAGCAGATCCTCGATCATGACGAATCGGGCGCCAAGGTTTGTGGTTGGAAACGCCAGCCCGCGAAGAGGTGTGCTCCCAAGCTGCCAACGAATCAGCAGCAGGACAATTAGCCTCAGTCGGTGTGGCTGCGGGAAGCCTATGAGGGCGGCACAAAGCAACTAGGGATTGCTTTCCCAACAGTCCGACATGGTGTAATATCCCCGACCGGGCACGCCGTATAGCATGGCTTGCTCGGAGAAAAAGGAGGGCGTCATGGTACTTCACCTGATACGTCAGCCCGCTGAGATGCAGTCCCCGCGTTTGCTCTGGTGAACTCGGTTGCTGGAAGACGAGCGGCTTAAGCTGCCAACTGCATCGCCAACGCCGCAGCGGGCGAGGAAGTGTTCGTAAGCCGATTTTGGCTTCAGGCGACGGAACCGGAACGGGGCGATCAGGCGACCTGACCGCCCCGTTCTCTTTGTGCATGCCGAACCCGTGGTGCGTCTCGCGGCTACCGTGAAGGTCCCCGCTCGCGACGTCTTTCGGAGCGTTCTGATGGCGCTGGGGCCCGGCATTCTTGATACTGAAGTTGCCCCGCGAGTCCTGGCGGCGTGCACCTCCCTGCGCGCGGCAGCCGATGACCGGGGCTCCATGATTCGATTATCCTTGGCCTCTTCGTAGTCAAATAGTCAAAAGGAAGAGGCTATATGCCCGAGCCGAAAGTCGAGGAGTATCGCGGGATCCGGATTGCGTGTGTGTCCGATATTCTGACTGGCATTCATACTGCGTACTTCGAACTGCCAGCTATCACGCCTGATTTGGCACACATGGTTCGATATAAATACCGGCGCTCGCCAGGTAGGTACTTCGAGCAACATGATTCATGTGCTGGTGCGATAGAGAAGGCCAAGAGCGTCATCGACGAGCACCTCAACGAGTGAGCGGCTGGCGCTTCATCTGATGAGACGCCGACGGCGTACGGTAATCGGATGGATCCTGTACGCCTTGACCTTCTTGCTGTCGTATCCAGCCTGTCGCGACTGCTTATTCGCCTTCACCACCTTTCGTGTAGTGCGCGAAAGCTTGATAACGGGAAAATCACGTCAGCCGCTGATGCGCGTTGGGGCATAGGTGAACTCTCGCCGCCTTCGCCTTGGTTTGATGCGGCTAATCCGAGAACGGCAATCAGCGGAGGCATCAGCGCCGTCCTGCTTGTACAGGCCCATCTCCTGGCCATGATCGAGGCGCCTGGCGAGATCGATGTTAAGCTTGCGATCCGCGTCGTCGAGCACCTATGCCGCGGACCGGGGTGGAGCGCGCGTGTACGCGCTCTAGCGGATCGCCTAGGTTATGAACTGCCCCCAAGGCCGAGGGACCTGCACCACGGCCTAGGCCTTGAACAGATCCGCCTTCCGCGCCGCGGCGAGCGGCACAAGGATGACTGAGTCGAAAGAAGGGCATTGGGCATTAGTGGGCCGCCGCTTATCCGCCACCCGTCAACGCATCTAACGCGGGTAAGTCGAGGCCATGTCTTCAATTTCTTGAAGCATGAGCATTTGAGCTTCTACAACGCCAGATAGGAATTGTTGCCTATCGAATGGCAGGTGTAGCTCTTGGCGCGCAAGCGCCACAAAGTCCACCAATAGCTTGGGATACGCAACGACCTCCTCCTTCCAGGCCGCAGATATCTCCTGAAAGGCGCCGAAATCTCTTCGATCTCCGAGTCCGAGGCGCTTCTTAAGGAGGCGTAGGAATGCGAGCCCCATGTACGTCTGGAGTTGGCGGGCCGCTTCCAGCGTTTCAGAAGAGGCCACCATTTGAAGCTTGGAGATCGCGTTTATCGATTTATCTAAGTCTCTTCGAATTTTTGTGGTGACCTGGGATATCTCAAGGTGAAGCTCCATGGCCGTCGCGAGGGAAATAAAATTTCTCTGGATAGCCGGCGCGACTTCCAAGAGCACTTCACGCTTCAGATTTAAGCGCATGCTCTCTCGTTCTTTTTCTCGATGATCAGCGATAGCTTGCCTATCGCGCTGGCGCTCTTGTTTCCGCGCCTTGCGGTCCTTCCGTCGCGCCTCTCGCAGCCCCTTGTAGAAGATCCCGACCGTAACGGCTTGAGGGACCAGTATCGCCAGAATGGTCCAGAGGCTTGACGGTGCGGACGGCGCAGCCTGACTCGTAATCGACAGCCAAGGTGCCAGCATCATAGGTCGCTCCCCGAGTTCCCTTGTCGGAGATTGTACGTCGCCGGCCCCTGTGGCCAGCCGTGCCCGGCTACTAATTGCGGACCAAATACCGAATTGCGGACCACGAAAAAGGCCCCGAGAGGGGCCTAAGTCATTGGTACCGGTGATAGGACTCGAACCTACACTCTGTCGCCAGAAGCGGATTTTGAGTCCGCCGCGTCTACCATTCCGCCACACCGGCATTGCAGCGGGGCATTATGC